ACAACATCTCCCAAGCACACAATCTATCTATCTGTTCATTCCGCCACTTTTGTGTAGCAGTCAGACACCTAGCAGCTTTTGATTTTCTTTTGGACATATCTATAACTAGAACCCCTATCATCTTCGATGCACTCAACTGTAACCATCTTACCCTTAAGTTTACCCCAGAATTTCCTAGGTAAAAGAACTGGTACACGTTTGCCTAGCTCTTTACTATAAGCCCAGTTATAACATCTATTAGGACATTCCTTGATTATTTTTACTTGAATATGTTTTGGTACAATCTCTATGCTTCCTTGAGAATTTCTACTCCTTCTTCATTTATCCAAGTACCTTTACCTTTACCGGTAACCATCTCTGCTGGTAATTTATCCAGAGCAAGCTGTAACGCTTCGTCAAAATCTACTTTGTATTCTTCTGATAGTGTTACTAATCTAGTTTTCATTAATATCCTCCTTTTGATTTTACTGTAGCCATCATCTGATAGCTGTTATAGTGGTCGGGGCCTAGGCCTCCATTGGTCATACGTAAGTATCGTATTAAATCAAAGAAGTCCTTAAGTGCCTCATCCATCTTTCCATTACTATTATAATTTATTAAGCTGTCAATTAAATTCTCACATCCTTCGTGTATATAACATCTAGGCCTATTGGCTTCATCTATATCATAATTAGGATTATAATTAAACCATTCGTCTACTGCGGTAATACCTATCTCTTCATTCTTACCATCACTTGGTACGAATACCATACCGTAGTCTTCAAAGCTAGTAAATAAGTCAGTATTGTTTTCATTTTCTTTAGCAAAGAATCTGGAGTCACCTATTCGCTCCATAACTTTTACACCCATCTCATCTTCTATCTCTTTAAATAATTCTACATATCCTTGAACATCTAGTCCTATCTTCTTAGATGCTGGGCCATATCTCCACTTGGGGTCACCAAACAATGCCCACTCTCCATACGTTGCCCTATCCGGCCAGTCACGCATGATATATACATCCTCGTTTTCATTTACTGCTGCCCATAGTGCTGAATAGTTTCTGGCACCAGCTGGGTCAACCACTTGATAAACTGTAAAGTCCTCGTTGATTTCGGGAAACTTCATACCGTGTTTATTCTCCTCATCTCCGAGTACATTGACTTCTGTAGAAAATAAAGGTAACAGCGAAGTCATTGACTTTACTGGCACACCGTATGCTCTAACCATTATATCTTCTTCGGAACGATTTGCTAAGTCCTTAGCTATACGCTCGTATCCACCAAATGGGTTTTCATCTGAATGAAGGTATACAATGCTTGCATCTCGCTCCGGGCTGTATTGCTTTACAGGTAATGGTTTATTCGATAACAGTTCAGCTTTTCGTGTTTCTAATGTTTCTGCTCCTTTTAGGTACTCTGATATAAAAGGCGTGTACCCATCAATAGGTGTGAATCCAATCAACAGTTTGGAATCCCTTGTTGCTAGACGGAAACGTAAAGTGTTTACTAGTGCAGCATCACCTAGGTATTCATCAAGCCAAGCTCCAATGTTTAGGCCACCTGTCTTTCTGAACCCGAATTCAAAACCTTCTAAGATAGTTTGGTTATTACTGAACTGAGTATAAGTCTTGAAGTCAACACGAGTACGTGTGTCCGGAAATATAAATGAACTACCAGTGAATCCATTTTGCATAGAAAAATTAATGTAACCTTCTATACTCTTAGTCTTTCTCTTGAACTCCTTGGGCATCATCTCCCAGATTGCTGCTTGTTGTACCTTGATTGATGTATCAGCGTTCTGTGAAAAACAAACTATATGTCCGTCAGTGTTCTCTGTTACTGCTTGCATTACCATCTTTGCACAACCAGTAGTCTTTCCGGAACGGTTACCACCGAGTGTTAAGCACTCGTTGTGTTCGCTAAGCCCGGCCCGCATTCTATCCCACCCGGCTAAATCAAACCCATATCTTAGTGGGTCTTCCTCGGCAGCAAGTATTCTGCCCTCGTGGGCCTTGTGTAATTCGGCTAGTAACTTCGGCTCCTTTTGTGCTAACAAAAGAATCTCTTCATCACTGGGTGCATCTAGTATAGGATGCTTTGTAAATTTTAATTCCATAAAGAATCATCATCAGATATATCATCAGAGAGTTCTTCTTCCTCCCAGATTATATCTAAGCCATCGGACTCCATATCTTTCTGTGTTTCGCTTACTAACATTTTTCCTACCCGGAAATTAGTATAGTCATAAAACAAATCACCCTCGTCATCCATGACAATAAACATATAGTTACTGAAGTGCTCACCGAGGTTACCCCGGATTCTGTCAAATAAATCATCGTAGTCTTCAGTTATCATCTATATCTATTACCTCCGCTTTCTTTATTTTATCTAATCTATCACGAGCAGCCTTTATTGTCTCCTCGTAATCTTCTTGAGTATACACCCTACGGTCTTCAGTTATCTGTGTGGCCTCACCTCTAGCGGTAAGTGCCTCACGTGCTGAGTTAGCTTTTGCTATTGAAAGTTCTTTTAAGTCCCGGAAGGTTGGTTCTAGCTCACCACTCTGGAGCCGGCCCCGTACTGATTCAATCAAGTCCTCTTCTAATGAAGACATATCTAAGTAGTTCCGGGCCGCTATCTTTCCGGACAAGTCCTTGAACTTACCTAAGTGGTCAGCGTAGTCAGTAAGTACACTGATTACTGTTTGCCTATCGTATCCGTACTTCTTAACTAGCCGGGTCTGGCTATTGCCAGTTGCATATAAGTAAAGCATCTTGGCTACCTTTTCCGGGTTATGCCGGCTTAGGCTACTTATCTGTTGTATCTCTTTACTATCCGAAACCTCCCGGATTGATTCCGTGATTTGTTTCATTAAATCCTCTTTGTCTTCGCTCATGGTATTAAATCCTTTAACCTAAGTAGTATACCCTTACTAGTATTATTATCCCCACCAAGTACGTCCCGGCCTGTTCCTATATAGCTTCTAGCTATATCCTTTAGCTGCTGTGTAGGTAACATTATATGTAAGTCCTCTACTACAAAACAATAGAAGTCCGACTGAGTAGTAGCTAGCCCGGATGGCTTACCCCGGCTCTCGTACTCAATAAATATATTCCCAGTCTTCTTGGCTATCAAGTCCCGCTTGACCTCCACTTTCTTATTAGCAAAGGTATCAGCAAGCCCGGCCTCAGCCACTTGCCCTACCTCTAAGTCATATCTAAAGTCCGAACAGTATTCCATTTATTTTCAATTATCTTTAGGAATTTACAACTGTCAAGGATAATCTGTGATATAATCGCAAGGTCTCCTTAAGGAACAACCATAACGATAAAAGCTTTCTAACAAAAGAAAGCTAAGCCTTAAGGATACCGTAAAGGTTATGGGTGTCAAGTAAAAACCCTATGAATTATATATTTTTTTACGGCCCTGTTATTGATATATATGTGTCAGCCGCTAGTGTGATGTCGACCCCCCCGACCCCCGTCAGCCCTAACGATTTTTAGATTAGGCACACACACAGACATTCCCATTAGGTCTCCTTATGGAAGCCATTAGTTGTACTTATGGTTTACTATTAGGGATTTTTATACTTTGAATAAGTAATTTATTCTTCTGATAGGCGAGGGATTCAAGGGCTATTGATGGCTATATTTAGGGGCAGGGATTTGGGGATATAATAACGACAAATAGGTAAGCAAAAGGGTAAAACCGAAAATGGCGAGGATTGGCTGTACAGGGCGTGAATAAGAAGTGAATACTAGGAGTCCAACACGAAATTGGAGGGCGTGTAGAGGCTCTGAGGTAGCTTAACGTGGAAATTTATTTTTTTGGATTTACTGATTATCAACGACTTATGACTTTCTATCAACGACTTACGACACGACTTTAAGGGGCTAGAGGGCGACTGAATGCCATGTTTATCGCAATTTCATAAACTGTTGATAGTCAATGAGTTACAAACAAAATGCAAAAAAAACACAAAAAAGTTCATATTCAGTTGACAAGGTGTGAATAGTATGACTTACTCTTAGGTACAGTTAGATTAGAAACGACCGAGAATTTGGAAGTGTTACTCTAGGGAGACCTAGGGTGGGGGAGCAATCCTCAAGAAGTGCCGAGAGGAACTTCACTACCAAGGTTACGAGAGGAGTACGCTAGCTGAGGCAGTCACGAAGACCATTGAAGAGCCAATGAGAGTCAACCGCCAAGTAGATTTTGCACTAGATGTAAAGATGCTCAAGCACCCATACAGGTTAACTGATGAGGCTTTTATAGCCGAAACACCGACCGCCAATAGGCGGTGTCTTAACCACAAAATTATTATTATTATGTCAAATATTACACAACAAACTTATGAGTTCTATTTCAAACAGTATGGATACATTGTTAACAATGCATATTCTAACCCAAAAATTAGAGTCAAATGTTTAAAAGAATTAGAGAAAGATATCATTGGATGGAAAGAAATAAATTTCGAAACTGAAGATGAAGAGCCAAACATTTGGAGACAATTATGCAAATTGCAACATTGGATAGAAAATGATATAACCGACAATCAAACAATCATTGATAGGAACAAGGCTCTAGCCTAGAGCTTTTGCCCAAAAGGGCGGTGTCTTAACCACAAATTATTATGCACAAAAACACAAATATGACAGACGATTGTTTTACTATGTTCGATGACGAACTTGGCTTATTATTATCTAACTATATCAAGCAAGATTGGTATATGTTCGAGAGTGAAAAGTGGAGAAAAAAATACCACAAGTTGAGAAACGATGCAGTAAAGCTAATCGATGAATACAATGCCGAAGCCGAAGCCGAAGCATTTG